TAACAGTCCCACTTGCCGCAGGGTTGCTTAGGCCAACTTGAATGTCAGACGTTGGGGTGATCTCAAAGACTGAACCTGTGGATAGGTCTAGGGTGGCGGTGGTTACAGTTGAGCCTGTGGAATATTGGTAGATGGTGTCGTTAGATGATCCAACTACATACATCTTTGTGCCATCAGACTTAAAGAATATACCATAAGGTGAGCTTTCTTGAGAAGTAACACTAAAAGATGTGTTGCTATAAGATGCGCTTGTAATGTCCCAAGGTGTACTTAAAGAGTAATAATAAATGTTATCATCATCTCTACTAACAACAAACATTTTCGTACCATCAGACGTAAAAAATAAAGACTGAGGTGAAGCTATGCTTTCAGAACTTAAACTAAAATTATTTGAATAAGATGCTGTGCTTACATCCCAAGCTGTTGATAAGTCGTATTCATTAACATCATCACCTGCTGCCCCTGAAACATACATCTTGGTACCATCAGATTTAAAGAAAAGACCTGATGGGCTAGTATCTTGAGAACTGACACTAAACGTCTTTGAGTAACTTGCGGTAGAAATATCCCACGCAGTAGTCATATCGTATTGACGAACTTGGTCATTACCAAGACCAGTAAAATATAAGCTAGTGCCATCTGTCTTAAAGACTAAGCCTCTTGGCAGTGTTTCGTAAGAAGAAATACTTAATACAGAAGAAGCTGACGCAGTAGTTATATCCCAAGCTGTTGATAAGTCATATTCGTTTATTTCATCACCAGAAAAACCAATGACGTACATCTTAGTGCCATCGTCTTTAAAAAATACAGAACTTGGGCCAGCTTCTTGAGCAGACACACTAAAACTGACACTATCATACGCCGCAACACTCAGGTCATACCCAACCGTCACACTCCCAGACGTAACAGTACCCAAGCCCTCATGGTAGGACGTGGGTTTAATGCCGTTCTTTACTTTGAAGTCTTTATTGTTTGCCATGCTTCACTCTCCACTTGGCAGTAGTCTATGCGTCGAACGTAACCGCCTTAACCGTATATGTTGTTGATGTTGCTGCCGCCGCTGTAGCCAACAGGCGCACGTTAGAGCCGCTAATGTCTACATCGTATGTTGCCAACGCTGTATCTGTGTTTACTTCGCCGTACTGCGTAGCAACGGCTGTAGTGCCATCATGCACGACCAGCAGCTTAGTAATAGTGCGTTCAGTCGCATCATCCGCAACAACAGTTACTTCCAAGCCAACAAAGTCAGCTTTGGCATAAGACGCAATAGCCGTTTCTGTTGTGCTGGACGTTGTGCCCGTCTGATAGTTTGTGAAGTCTTCAACCGTAGCTGAGACAAACACAACAGCCGCACCAGCAAGCGTTATGGCCGCATCACTGTTACTGCTTTCGATTACGTTGCGGGTCAGCGTTGTGCCACTGGCCGTATATGTGCCAGTGCCGATTTCCCAGTTGTTATCTTCTTCGATTACATAGCGAACTACATCGCCATTAGAAACGCCAGCATCGGCAAAAGACTGATACCCGTCCTCTGCCGTGCCAAGCGTAATTGTCCCAGTGCCAGTGGTGGACGTGGACATTTTCGCGCGGTTAACCAACGTCACCATGATAAAAGCACCTTATGCGATTTGTAGAACACCGTTTGCTGCGCTGAAGTCAACAGTCAAGCTGTCGCCATCGTTTAGCGTCAATGATGAACCATAATCATAATATCCAATCAACGGATCGGCTGGTGTCGCCACTGTGTCGTTATAGATGTAAACATAACGGAATGGGCCAGTTGAACCGCCAGATGATGTCAACGTAATGTCAGCCAATACCAACTTATATGTGCCAGATGTTTGGCTTGAAGATGATGTTGTTACATTGCGTGATGATAGGTTTGTGTAAGCTACTTCAGTCACGTTACCCAAAATGCCATTGCCATCCGCTGATGGGTCAGAACTTTCTGATGATGGGGCTGTGTTTGATAGTGCTACAACGATCTGATCGCTTTCCAAGTCCATATTATGGACGGCATTGACCACGAAGTCATTTACCTTATTGAACGTTGCCATAGGAGCTCTCCTTTAGGTTGTACTAGTACACTTTTGTCGTGTGTTGTGCATATGCAAGGCCATATTAGCGCATTTTACGTTGGTTTGCTAGGCCAAGTTGGGTTTGCGGGGTCAGTGGTGTTAGACGGCAAATCACGCAAGGCTTGGCGGTAGGTGGCCCATTCTGCCTTCTTTGCATCTGTTAGTGGGCCATCTGGGGTTTGCGTGAAGTCAGATGATAGCAATAACGCATCACGATCACGGCGCAACTCAATCCACGCCGTATCTGCATCAATCTCACTTTGGGTCTTTGTGTAAGTGACTGTTGACCCATCATAGTAAGCATAACGCATTCTGGACTTATCTACTGTCACATTTTCATGGAACGTCTGACCGCTTGGCGTTGACGCATCAATAATATTGCTATTAGACCCTTCAAGAATTGCAACAACCCTATTGTCATTATCCCTGACCAATACTCCGATCATTTATAAAACTCCAATATTGCAATCTCTATATCGTATGAAACCGTGGTTGACCCCGATCCCGCTGGAATGACGCTAAAATACGCAGAAGCCGTTGATGATGTGGCAGTTCCGCTTGTCATTAATGTTGCACTATCGCTTGAGCCAGACGGGGCAGATAAACCGCCAAATAAAGATGTATCCCCGTTGTGACCAGATGAATACAGTGATATTGAAGTTGTTATTCCATAATACATGCGGATGTAGCCTAAAACCAATATTTGGTTGCCTGTGGTTACACCACTTAATGAAACACTAAAATCACTTGACCCTATCGTATCACTAATTGTTATTGTGTCGGAATAACTTCCACGGCCAACGCGAACAATCCCCGAACCAATTACACGATCCGCGTCTATTGTTCCCGCTGTTATATCGCTGGCATTCAGCGTTCCGCGAATAGTAGCGTTTTGGAACTCCGCATTGCCCGTATCACGCTCAATGTGCCAACCGCTTGTTCCCGCTACATAGTTATCGCTTTCCAAGTCTGTTGTGACCTGAATTGCACCTGATGGGCTAGTGAATACGATAGTTTGCGCGGATGTTGTGCCATCTATTGTGACTGTAAAATCTGATGACCATTCACGAACGCTTGTATCAGTTACGTCAACAGAGGGTTGCGTCAATGACCAGCCTGAAGTTAGCCCAGTGAATGATGCTGTAGAAACGCTATAACTTGATGCGCTAGGTGTGCTTGGCGCGGATGACTGTAATGTCTGATAATAAACCTTACCTGTAACCACTGTGTCGCCTGTCGCGCCATCAGCACCGTCTGCGCCGTCTACACCATTGGTACCGTTTATGCCGTCTGCGCCATCAGCACCGTCTTGCGGCGGGGCAGATGTAACAACAGAACCGCTGGCTACAGCGGTGCTTTCATTGTCGGTATGATCTAGCGCGGTGATCCAATAGTAATAAGTTGTGGTGGCCGCTAATGCACCATCAACGTACTTGTCAGCCGACACAAAGGCTACTGGGGATGCTGGTTGGCTATTACTGGTGTTGCGGTAGACATTGTACCCCTTCAGGTCATACAGCGTACCGCCGCCGACTTGCGTGGTTGGCGCAGTCCAATCCAGTGTTACGCTTTCAATGCCGCCTGTCGCGCTCAGTCCAGTTATAGGTGATGGCGCGATAGTATCGCCGCCAACTGTATGTGCGCCAGCATTGACAAAAGCACTCTTGCGGCCTGTAGTCGATACCCCGCGCACACGCACATTGTACTGTTCGCCAGCCTCAAATGGGCCAAGTATAATGCTGCTTTCGCCCGCATCTATCTGCGATGACGCATAGTCTGATGCACTGGTCAGCTTCCACTGTACTTCGTGGTGGTCAATGAATTTATTTGTGCCAGATGTCCACGATACCTTGATCTGTGCGACAAATGTACCATCGGTTTGCACAACACCTGTATCAGTAACGGTAACGGATGATGGTTCTATATTGCTTGTTGCGCTGGGTAGTGTGCTATCATTTGCAGTTATATCGGCTTCTTCTGCCGACCAACTAAACGCGGCAGATGATGTTTCACGCAAGGTAAGCGCAACGCGCAGATCACCCGCATCACCATCATTCTTAAACTTCCAGCCGACCACCTCAAACTCTTTCGCCGACCAGCCATAACGATCAATCGTAAGTGCTATAATATCGCCGCACTCAACCTCAAACGCTTCTAGGCCAAAGTCAGCCGTAAAAGTCATCTGTTCCCGTGCGCGGTATAGCGTCATCTTTGCCAAACGCTGCGCCATCGCTGATGACGTAGTAAATGGCAGCGCAAGATCAAGTGCGCTTTC